CCCCAGCTTCATAAAACTGATGCGGGGAATGATAGGCCGACGCTTTGGACGCACCACGCGCTTTTGCCGCGTTTTGTTCGGCTGGAGAGCGATAAAGCGCATGAACTGTTGCAGGCCAACCAGCCGCCGCCATCCTTTTAACGATATGGGACAACAAAAAGCCCATCGGCCCTTCGGCATAGTTTATGCGAAAGGCTGGCTTTTGATCTTGCCGCTTTGGCGGCAACTTTTTTTCACGCGCCATCAACCGCTGATACAAAAGCCTAGGAGTAACGGGGGGCGCGAACGCCCCCAGAAACTCCTCCAATCCGTCAAACGGTTTCATTCACCGCCCCTTTCTCATCCGCCCCGTCTTGCGGATGCGGTTCTTCGATTTCGATTTCTTCGAAAACTTGGCCTTCACTTTCCGCTTTGCGGATTTCTTGCAGTCGCAGGGCATTCTCAAACCTTTCTGCTTTTTTGGACAGCAGCGCTACCTTGCGATCCAACTCGCGCTGCATACGGCTAGCGGACGTTACGACAAAATCCGGATTTGCGCCGGTATCGGAAAACCCTTCGCCGTAATTCATACGACGACAGGTTTCAGGCTTCCGATAGGCCACGACCTGTCCGTCAAGACGGAATTCTTGCGTCTGAACAAACGGCAAAAATTGCCTGCCCCGCTGGATACCCAGCGGCAAAGGAACGGCATCGACAAGTTCGCCGGTGTCGTCATTGATTTGCAGCAGCGATGCAGCGCCGCTAACCATCAAAGTAACCACATTCAAATCTTCACGCTTCATTCCAAACCTCCATCGCCGAACACATCGGCATCTTCAATTGCAGCAAGCTCTTCGACCGGCGTCGGACCGAAGATCATCGGCGTTTGCAACGTCAACGTAGACGAACAAACATAGGTGCAAATTTCCGCCAGTGCATCCTGAAACGGATACTGGGAAATTTGCGCCGGATAAATAACGCTATCCGGAGTAACGCTCATCGGAATTTCCAATGTCCAAATCGAGTTTTGGCTTTCGACAGTCGTCGGATCAACGTGCCGGTTAAAACCATAATTCACATAAGAGCGTTTAAGATGGTTATGGCCAACGTAAAGAACCCTTGTTTCCTCGTCGGCCACTTCGCAATCCGCATAAAGTTCGCGGATAGTTACCGGCACCGGATCGCGCGCAAGCTCGTCCGACACATAATTTTGAACGCCCCAAGGTTCTGACAAAATCGGGTGCGGCTGCGACGCAAGCGTCTCATCCGGCTTGACCGACGCGAAAGTGACGATAACGCCACCAAGTTCCGTCTTAGGAACCGGCGTGGTGAAAGAGATTTGCAACGCAAGATCAGTTTGGGCCTGATCGAGATTTGCACCGTCAGTAGCCTGCCGATAATCTTGGCCAAAAATCTTGGTTGCACGATAAATCTCGAACGGTTGACGCCCTGCGTCAACAGACAGCCCGTGCGCAAAGCGAACGGCCATTTCCTCCCCATATTCGGGATTTTCATCGACAATCTGGCGCAAATTGCGCGTGATCGAATCGGCCAACTCAGCATTATAAAAATCCGTCAAGGAAACCGAACCAGCCTGCGCCCCAATAAGCGTGGCGTAAACGTCAGGAATGCCATTCTTGAATCCGATAACGGAGGAAGCACCATCCGATCGATGCGAGGGCACATCGCCATTCGACCAGTTGGTAGGATCACCATAACCAGTTGTCAGGCCGTCAAGGGACGTGAGAGCGCCAGTCGACCCGACACCAGACACCGGAAGAACCATATTCGGGATAGACAGGTTGACGGAACCGTTAACTCTGTCCTCGGGATCAAGAACACCATTAAGACGATCAAGAACCGTCTCACCGATCAAAGCGGGCGTGATGGCGAAATTATTCGACGCGACCGTCGTCGCCTTAACATACTTGCGAAGCCGCAAATAATTGACCGCCGCGTTATGCGCAAGGCGGGCAACCGTGGTTACCTTCTTCACGCCGCCAATCGACTTGGGAACGACGCCCAGACGCTTAGAAATCTCGCTTTCGGCCTCAAGCCCGAAGAGCGGAGTTCCCGACAACAAGAGATCACGAATAACCTCGGTGTTGCCCGCGTAATTGTCCTCCGGATTTGCCAATGCGTGCATAGCTTGCACCGGCACAAACACAGAAACAACCTCGCAAGCCACCGGCGTCAAAAGCCGCCCCGCTACGGGATCAAGTTCACACGTAATATTTTGGGACAAAATCCCGCCTTCACTCTCACGAACAGCAGTTGCTAACACAGGTGCCAACTTTCCGGAGCGGAAACGCCCCGCTACTGTCCGATATTCCCGCCGCGTGTCGCGAGCTTGTTGATACGTCATAGTTTTACCTTATTTTGCTTGAGGATAGTGTTTCGCGATGAATTCGCGGTATTTTTTTTTCTGGAAATCACCAACTTCTCTGGGGGTAAACCCCTCGAAGCCTTCCGGAGGTTTCCAGCCCTTAGGCACATAATTAGGGTGCCTCGGATCACTCGGAGACTTGTAATAGGTCACGCCATCTTTTTGATAGGTGCGACGCCTATAATCCGCCTCCGCTTCCTCCTTCTTTTCAAATTTGCGAACACGAGTTTTCCAAAGTTCTTGCTGACGCCGAGCTTCTTTATTTGCCTTTCGAACCTCAAAAAAAGGTTTTCCAACATTCTTATGGAAATCGGCAATTCCCACACCCATCCCATAAAGCCACGAAACCGGATCACCTAATCGGGTTTCGATTTGCTCAGTGTCGGACCAACTTCCGTCAGGGTCGAATAAAACGCCGCCCATACTATAGCCAGTAACCGGATTTCCGGCCCCGTCTATACCGCCGGAACCCTCTTCCGGCTCAAACGGCGCGGCAGCCGCACTTGCGGCCGTCCCGCCTACGCCGCCTAGTGTCGGCGTTTTTTGCGTCGTAGCGTATATACCCGCCACCTTAGGCCTGATCGTATTTCGCTGCACGAGTTCCCGCAGCTTTTCGCGCTCAACTTCCAGTTTGGAACGCTCTAGCTTTAGACGCTCGTTTTCGCTCATACCATCCGCCAACGCCATTCCAGCGTTGGCGATTGCCTGCCCCATATAGGTTGGAACCGGCTGCGCCTGATTTCCTACACCGGGGCCGACAAAAAGAAGCGGGTTAAAACCCCCCTCTTCTGCGCGCTTTCGGATCGCCTTCGGCGCATTATATGCGTTTTGACGATCCTGCCTCTTCTTCGCGCGCCGGTCTCCAAAGATACCCCCAAGAATGGAGCTACCCCCAGAAACCAGCGCACCCGCTACGACCGGCGCAACCATTACCCGCACACCGCGTTATGAATATGCGGGTAGGACGTCGCAAGCGCCGTCCCTGTAGCACTGGCCAACGAAACGAGAACGGCCAGCACTACACGATTTGCGAGAAGGTTAACCATTGGCCACGTCCTTTCCCTCTTCGCTGACAAACTGCATACGCAGCATGGTCACCTGCGTGGGCAGATGGAAGCCCTTCGGAGCGAACAGAATTTGAGCAAGCGCGGACACCGCCGCGCGCTTTTCTTCTTCCTTCATTTTGCCGAAATCAGCCAAATTGATAGCCATTTTTTCTTCCTATCGTTTTCACTTACACCAAGGGACGAAGCCACGGCCACCGCCCCCTGAGCCCCTTCTATTCCCATCTGGCCGCCTCTTGCAATCCCTTTTTTTTCCACGCAGGGGAGACCCTGAATTCGGTTCCTCATGTGGTTTTTTGGGCTGCCTGAATGCGGCGCTGGGTTGCGCCAAGGGCGCAGAAGGGGTTGGGGACCTTACGTCGCCTAAAGGCTGCGTCCGCGTTTCCGAAACCGCCGCAATCGCGGGCGGCCTTCGAAACGCCTTTTTGGTAACGCTCAAACTCTTTTTCTGGAAGATTTGCGGCGCAGGCTTCGCAAACAGCAAGTCCCGCGCAGCTTGCTCGAATTCTTCTGCCCTCTTCGCGCTTAATTGCTTCGATTGCATCCGCGCGCTTAATGCGTCGGTTTTGCTCGAAGTCATCTTCCGGTTCTTCTTTGTCGTTCGTGCCATGCTCAAACCTTTCTAAATCGTTTTCATTATCGACAAGGGTCGCGCGCAAAGCGCGCGCTTGCGGGGCTTGCTTGCCCCTCTTTACCTTACAACTTTCATTGATGAAGTGTAGCCCCGATAGCAGTCGTTTACGCAAAGCGCCTACCGGATACCAGTAGCCCCTATATTCGGGCACGTTCACTTGCAGCGAAACCGGCAAAACAAGTTCTTGTAACCACTCCGCCAATTTTTTATCCAAAAAGGGCTGCCCTATCGGCGGGTTTCTTGACGCCCTGAAATAGCCAGCGGCGTATGCCTCAGCCTTAGTTTCACGCATGGTCGCTTTACTCTTTTCCATGCCAAACTGATCTTTCACGGCGTATTTAAGCGCATATTCTATCCCGTCCTGATCCGGCTCTTGTATCACTACGAACCCATAGGGCCATGCATCCCAATGAAGCCGCCTCTTGCGGTCTACAGATATTATTTCCGCCTCTTCGGCTACAACTTGGCCACTAGGAAACTGCTTAAACTCACCCAATTTAGTGAGGTTAACCTGCGAAAAAAGAACAAGGTGCCAATGACACCTTCCCTTTTTTGAACCTAGTTCCCCGCAGGCTATAAAACGGATTTGTCCGTTTTGGCCCGTTAGGTCGAAAGCACGTTTCCTAAGCAGCTTTAAAAAGCTGCTTATATGCCGGTAATGGAACACCTTAGCGGCGTCGTGCTGCTCTTGTGTGTCGCTTCCGTAAGTCAGCGTCACGGCCATTGTAAAGGGCGTTACCGCCTTTTCCATCATGGCCCGCGCAATCCATCCGTTTTTTCTAGCATTAAGACAATCGTTGCACTTTCGACAGGCCACGCGTTGATCGTTAATTATGTTAGGATTGCTGCACATTTTTTTCCGTGTCGATAAATGTATACAGAGAACAAGGGGGGGTCTGTCTAAAAGCGCCTTGGGCAATTCATTCTGAATTGCCCAGGGCGCGGCACCGGCAGCTTTTGCACCACCGACGCGCGTCCCGCGCTTATTTCCCTCAAGGTTTCTGGAAATTCTGGCAAGGCCAGTGCTTAAAAGCCCCTGTTCCCAGCGCGGCCCTTAAGGGCCTTTTTTGCGCTGGGGGAGGGGTTTTTCTAAGGCAGCGTTAGAAGCTGCCTTTTTGGCTTAGACGCGTCTCAAATTGCTTCGGCAGAAGCTCTTTGAACCTCAAATCAAGCTCTAACTTAGTAGGCGTGTGCGTAACCTTTTGCCGCCTTCGCACCTCGCGCCAGCCTTTGATCTCGACATGGGCGCTATCCCAACCCCAGTCGTAACCAAGTTCTAGCGGCACTCCAAAGTCGTTTGCCACCTGCCTCGAAACTATGGCCAAGGTATCCCAAAACTCTTGGGGCGCGTCCCAAAACAACGTCTTGTGGACAACATCCCCAGCTTCATAAAACTGATGCGGGGAATGATAGGCCGACGCTTTGGACGCACCACGCGCTTTTGCCGCGTTTTGTTCGGCTGGAGAGCGATAAAGCG